CAGAGACATAGTTGGCAAGACCGTCGTAGTCCTGGTCAAAGGCAGCATCTTCGGGCAGGTTGACGCCCAGGCGTTTGTTCAGCTCCTCGAAGATGTCTTCCTCGTCAGTATCTTCCTCACTGCCTGTAGAAACTCCATCATCGGTATCGCCGGTATCGTCGGCAGGCTCATCACCGCTTCCGGAGTTGTCTTCCCGGGTTTCTTCGTCCTGCGTTCTTTCCGGTTCCTGTTTTTCCTCTTCGGGCTTTTGGGGTTCCTGTGAATCCGCTTTTTCGTCATCACCGTCGTTTGTGTTTTCCTCAAAAGTTTCTCCAGGAGCTTCGTAAGCGCCCGATGGGGTGCTGCCCAGCAAAGAGCCGATGCTCACATTGGCGAGCGATAGCCCGCCCTGGTCGTTTGTTGTATTTTGCGCCTTTTCCATGGTGTGCAATTTAGGTTACTTGTAAGTGTATTTTGGACCCCGCAAAATCTCTGAATAGAATAGAGTAAAAAGGTCCACGTTGTCCGGGGAGTGGTAAAATCAGTTGGGGTTACCCTCCAGTTTCTCCCGCTCAATCTGGTTTTTCTCTTTCTTGACATCGTAGTCCATTTCAGCTTTTTCGCGCTCCAGAGCCAGCTTTTCGCCTTCGACGATGTCAGGTATGCCGTTGCGGTCTGCGTCGATTTTGAGCATCGCAATCTCTTTATCGACCTGTTTTAGCTCCCGCTTCAGATCGTGTTCTGCCTGCTGGCGTTGCGTCTCTGCATCTTCAGCAATCTGTGCCAGTTCTTTCTGTGCCTGCTCTGCTCGTTGCTGTGCCTGTTCCCGCTTTTTGACATACTCGGTAAGCTTCTCTTTGATCATGGCATAGTTGTCCGCGCCGATAACGGCAGCGATCATATCGGGCTGTTCACCGTTCTGTGCCAGTGCCAGGGCAATCTCCCGGATGCGCTCCACCTTTTCGGACTCTGAACTTGAATTCACTACCCGGATACCGTAGTTGGTTTCCTGGAACTCATCGCCATCGACGTAGTCAAAGATCAGGTTGTACTCTTCATCGATGTAGGATATCCGCCGACCGTTCTTCCAGGCGGTACGTGCCATGTCGATAAGCCCTTCCAGCTCCTTTTCCAGGAAGCGTTCAAACTTGCGGAACATTTCCTCCGTGATGACTGAGGATTGGAATACCGCCCGCTCAGTGGTCCCTACGGAATCGCTTGCCATGACCTGACCTTTGCGGTATCTTGGTACGCCGACCAGCTCCTCCCATTCTTCCTTGACTGCGTTCATAATGTTTATCTGCTCAGCGATATACTTGCCAAGGGACATGTCCAGGACCTGGTACTGGTTGAAAGGCACTTTTTCATTACGGGCTCCGGTCTGCGTTGAATCGACAAACATATAGCCGTTAGCATCGGCGTAGTACATAAACTTTTCCGGGTCCCAGCCTCCGCGCTTCGGGATGGTATTGATCTCCACCAGCGCAATCTTATCCTTGTTCTTGGCAATAGAAAGCTCGACACGGTAGTGGAGGATATTGTAAAGGATTTGGTAGTTCAGCCCCAGCTCCGCAATACTCATAATGTCTACCCGCCCATTGTAAGGGAGCTTGGCTTCGCTTGGGTTGTCCATCGAACGCCGTTGGTTGCGCAGCGGCTTGATGCCAAGGTAAATCTGGTCTTCAATGCGCCAGCCTTCCCAGACTTCGTTGACCCATATCCAGCGGACAGACTCGCCAGCATCCTTATCCGGTTTGTAGGTCTCATCGACCTCCATCGTTTGCTCCAGCCCGAATTCGTCATAGTAGGTCAGCTCACCGATCTTTACCCGGCTTTTCCAGACTACGTGGTAGACGTTATACAGTTCTGCTTCACCGATTTCCTTTCGTTTATCTTCCCGGTCACGGAAAAGGTATTCGAGGACATTAGGCGTGGAGATTGACCTTTTCTCCAGCCATTCGATATCCTCCTCTTCAAGGTCGTCATAGAAGCGGTCGTAGATCTGCGCCTTGGTCATCTTGCGGTTGGCGACAACCCAGTCGGCATCTTCCAGGTAGATTAAGTCAGGAGACTTGGCGTAGTCGATATCTTCAGGGTTGAGGTCTTCGTAGATCACCTGATTGCCATAGGCTCCTTTATAGCTCACAGTAAAGCCTGCTACCAGGGCATTGAAGAAGAGCCGCTGGAATTTCTCGACCAGGTCGCAGTCCTTCATCAGCTCATTGACGATGCGCTGCCCACGGATAGCCCTGGGGTCTTGGTACTCTTTCTCCATAAACTCCTTCACCCGTTCCGGGGTCTGGTCTTCGTTGCTCTCAACGCCGGTAGGGATGCCCATTTCGTTCATCTTGTTGATGACTACCTGTTGGAGGGCTATATCCATCAGCCGCTTTTCCTCTTCCATCTTTAGGCTATAGACATCATCGTTGGTTACGGAGGTCATGAACTTGAACGGGCGCTTAGCCTTTTCGCCCATGAACAGGTCGATGATCGGCTTGATGATGTTGTAGTTCCGCAGTCGCGCCGGAAAGGCTTTATGCTCGTCCCTGTTGGTATTGTAGGGGTTGAGCATGTAGCTGTAAGCATCCTCGTCCAGGTCGCCTCTGTAGGCTTTATACAGCTCTATGTAGTTCCTGCGCCCCGATACTGAAAAGTCAGTGGAGTTGACCAGGGCATCGACACAAGCCCTTTTCCATTCCTTGTCCTTTTTGCTTCTCGGCAGGTTCTGTTGGGGTAGTATTTTCATCGGTAAAGTGTTCGGTTAAAAAACTCATCGAAAGCGTCATCACCTTCCTCCTCCTCTGCAGCTAATACCCGCTGACGTGGTCCTGGAGGTAAAACATGCCGACACGGAGCGCTGAAATACGGTCTGCGTTCATCCCGTCAGCATAGAGGACCAGCTCCCGTAGCAATCCGATATCGTAGATCATGTGTAAGTTAAGCCGGTGGTTGCCGTCCTCATCAATGCCTCTCGGTGTCTTTAACCAGTCGCGCAAATAGATTTCCGCCTGCCCTTTCCGGGGACCGGTACCGACAGACATGCCATAGCTCCTGGATAGCGCCCGGAAGTTGATGTTGTTCTTCTTGTCGACGAAGTCCGTTTCTTCAATCAGGTAGTGGAGCATCTTCATGCGCTTGGCGTAGCCGATCACGTCACCGCGGTCGTTCTCAAAAGCTATCTGCGCATTGTAATACCTTGCCAGGTTGAATAAGACTTCGTTATAGTCGTCCTGCGTTGCTGGTCTGGCGATATAGCTGGCAACGATCATATCATCAGGCTTGGAAAATTTATTGGGCAGCTTGATAACGTAGGCAGCACCGGCAGAAGTAGAGTTGGTACTCTTGTCAAAGGCGTAGGGGTCGTGCATGATGATATACAGCCCAAACGGTGTCTGATTGTTACTGTCCCGGTAAGGCGGCTGATAGACCGTTACGCACCCGTCATGGCTAACACCACGGCGTATGGGGAAGTCAAGCAAAGGCTTGGCGTTAGGGTCCGGAGTAAACCTGATACCTTCAGCTGTAGGTACAAGCTTGCCATGGACACCGATATTCATCAGTTTATCGTTGCGCAGTATCTGGTTCTTCCAATCGTTGAGTGCAGCAACAGGAAAGATATTGCCGGTTGTCCTGGCAAAGGATTCTTTAGGCTGGTCCGGGTACTCTGTTTTGTAAGAAGTGATCGTGTCTTCGGTCCGGCTGTTCTGCTCAATCTGCTCCCGCTTTTTCCTGGAAGCTTCCAGGGCTTCCTCTTTCTTGGTGTTGCCATGCTCGTCCATAAAAGGCTTCTTATTCTGCCAGTCGGCAAAAAAGAAACCGCAGGTGGTGCCCGATGCGCCCTCGTCCCATACGTTGTCAAAGGGCATGAAGTTCTCCGCTTCAGGACCGTAGAACAGCTGCTCCAGGTCGATGGTGCCGCCCTCCATATCGCCGCCTGTACCGAAAGCAATCATCAGCCCCGTTGCTTCGCCATCTTCCTCCACTGCCGGGCGGATAGCGCGCATCGATGCCAGGAAGTTGTCAAAGGCACCGCCTTCCTCAAAGATCACCAGGTCAGCGTCTTTACCCCGCCCGGCATCAGGGTTGTCCTTGAACGAGATTGCCCGTATCTCGCTCATATAACCTTCTTCGACCTTAGCACCGGAGCCGTCCAGTATCTTAAAGTAGCTGGACCGTTTGTGCTCCTTCTTGTTGATTGCCTGGCGGCGTTTCGACCAGGCAGTGTACTTATTGTAGAAGTCCAGGTTTTTGGAAGCCATGGACATAATCCCATCTGGGTAGAGGTACTTACTGTCGTAGGCGCAGAGCATCACATACGAGTTCCTGATCGTATTGTAGATGTTGGCAGCCATGCTGCTATTCTTGTAGGAGAAGCCTTTCCGGCGGGCTTTGACGACGACAAGGTGGTGACCGCCATCGAGCCACAGAGGGACGTAGTCAAGGTTGAGCTGCTCCAGGCTTTGCTCATCAATGCCAAAGTGAGCGATGTCCGCTGCCCAGAAGTAGTTATAGTCACCGTCCCAAAAAGAAGGGAAGTCAACGACCTTGTGCCGTGACCTCCGTTTCTTCTTTTCTTTCCTGCCCTCCGGTGTGTCGTCCTTCAGGCGGATTTGCGTAAAGTTGAGATAGTTGTAATGATGCCCCGTTATCCGCATTCCCCCAACGGAGTACCCTTCTTTGCAACGCCGTAGTTGCTCCGACCAGTACTCATAGTGCGCAAGTGTCCCCGGCGGGTCCGGGCAGTAATAGCCATACCGCTTGAAGTGCTGCGCTTCAGATGAGAAAAGTTGCGTATTGATAAGCATGCTTACTTCCCTGCTGCGAATTTCTGTTCGATCTCGTGTACCTTCTGGATAGCTCGGAAAGCAAACTCCCATTTGCCCAGTGGGCAGCGGGCATTATCAGCAAGGGTCTTCTGCAGCAGCGCACAGCCGCAGCCTTTTTTCTTTTCTCCTGTGATAACGTGGGTGCCTTCGCGCCGGGGAGAGCATACTTTGTTGGAACGCATGTGGCAACTGTCACAAATGGACATACGCAGCTCTGAACGCTTCTGAACGTCCTCTGGCAAGCTTTGGAACTTTGCCTGGATAGACCGCCCCCATCCCTGGAAGATGTCGTGTATCTGGCTCATAAATCTCGCTTTGGTTACGATTCGAATAATCCTATCGAGCCGCCACCCTGGACACGGTCGCCAGTGGATGCCTCCTTGCGGATTTCCTCCTCCAGGTCCGATATCTTTTTGATGGTAGCGGGGATAGCGTTAGCGAGTTTTAGTAGCTCGTGAGCAGATTTCATAAGGTCTGGCAACGTCTCAAAGGGTATCTCTCCCTCCGCTGCCTGGGTCTCTATTTGCTGGCGCAGGCTGTCAATGACAAGCTCTACGCTGCGTAAAGCATTCTTAGTAGTTCTAAGCGATTTGCGGGAGATAGTGTCTGAAAGCTCCCGTAGTACAGCTATGGCAGCTTCCAGCTTTTGGTCCGGCTGCCAGCCTTCTTTGAAAGCCAGCGACTGCACAACTCTTTCATGGCGCTCCCTATCGTTGGTGTAGCGGTCAAAGGTAGAGCTGGGCGAAATCATGTGATAAGCATAGGTCATCTCAAGGACGAACTTCCGCTTATCCTTGGTTTTATCCCGGTCAACTAAGGCTTTGATCTCTTTGACTGCCAGTATTTGCGGGTCAACCTTTACCTTGAAGTTTTCTTCTCTTAGCAGCTGATGCATTAGCTTTGACTTTTTGCGCCTGGTAAGGTGCCACTTCAAACTTGCCGAGATAGTGGAGCCTGATAGTGTGCAACTCCCCGGCTTCCATCACCTTTCTGACAAGCCTGCTCTGGCACTCGATGATCATGACGATCTCTTCAAAGCAACCGCCGTGTTCCTTGTGCAGCTCCTTTGCTATTTCCAGCTCGTCCTTTGTGATTTTTGGTAGCTTAAACTCATCAGCCATTGACAACGAAGTTTAGCATGATACCCTTAGTCCGTGGTACGACAACCGGATTGTAGGAGTAGGAAGCGTCTTCGTTTTTGACCAGGCAGCCTTTCTCTTCCAGCCGGGTAAGGTAATTGTAGATGTTGCTCCGGCTAAAGGAGAGCTGCTCTCTGGCGTACATCCGTGAGCCCCGGTCTCCGGCGGATTCCTTGCTGTATTCCAGCAGTACAGACAGTACGCGGAGTTCTGTGTCCGTTAGCTTTAAAATGCCGTTGAGCGCCTCTAAATAGCTTTTCGTAAAGCTTTCTCCGCTAACAGCAATATCTAGCGGTAAGTAATCCATGCCCCTATATTTTGAAATTAAATTGCGCTTTGATACAAATATAGATTATTTTTTGACTTTATGTGAAATAATATTACATTTGCATCAACAGGGTTTTAGTGCATATAGCAGATAAGGGTCAACGGGGACGCATCACAGCATCCCCGTTTTTTTTATGCCTACCATTTATCGATAGACGATACGATCCCTTTAGTGAGCCTGCCGACATATGGTTTCATAGAAGAGTAGGAGGTCTTTCCGACCATTTGCATCACTTTTTGCAACTCGATTCCTTTCTCTAGGCTTACTGTAATGAAGGTTTTCCTGGCGATATGGCAGGTTATGCATTCCGAAAGCTTCTTGTGTAAGCCGAATTCAGCTTCGACTATGCGGTGAATTTCCAAGAGGGTAAAGAGCTCTTTGAGGTACTTATTCAGTTTTTGATTACTATACTTTGGTAGCTCATAGTTGTACTTCTCCAAAAGCTTCCTGGTCTTTGGCAGAACAAAAGGAGTAGCAAAGTTTTGAGTTTTTACCTGTCTATACTCGATGACATCTCCTTTAATATGGTCTTTACGGAAATTGTGGTAGTCACTCCAGCGCATTCCGGTATACATCATAAAAAGAAAGCAATCACGGACACGGTCAAGTTTTCCAACGAGGATTGCGGACTCTAGCTTCTCGATTTCCTCTTCGTTTAGATGGACAACTGATATTGCCTTTTCTTTTGACTTTATGTAGTTCCAGTTTTTTTCAGGGGCTACGAAGCGCAGGAAACTTTGAAGATGCCGGAAATGCTTATTCATGGTATTTGGTCCAAGCCCTGAATCTTTCATGAAGAGCTTGATGCGTTGGATGCTATCTCGGGTAAACCAATTGACATACAGGGTTAGCTTTTCTCTTTCCTCAAATTTCTTCAGCTTGGTGTACGTTGTCCTGAGCGTACGCAAATAGTTGGGCGAGCATTCTATTTCTCGGTGTCTGTAAAATCTTGACCAATGGTCGAGCAAAGGGGTTTCGTCTTCCTGGTTATAGTTCGAGTCATGTTTCCCTGCTAAAAAATCACGCACTACCGAGGTAGTCAGCGGAGCACCTTTTCGTTGGAGTTCTCTTACAGCTACGCTGACTTCATAACGGAAGTCATAAATTCGGTCGTTGATTAGGGCGGCATCCGGATGGTTGTTTTTTACGCAAGCTTGCTTCTCATCCCAGTGCTGATCTTCCACCGTCACACCGGTGGAGAGCTTTACGACTTTTCGATTTTGCGTAAACATTGCGTAAACAATTCGACGGTATCTTCGTACCTTTACGATTATCATGGCAGATAGGGTTTGGTTACTTACCAGTGATTAATCGCTAATTTGTCAGGTAAAACCCCTGTAAAACAAGAGCTTACGTCTAATAAAGGTCCGGTAGTTCAGTTGGTTAGAATACATGCCTGTCACGCATGGGGTCGCGGGTTCGAGTCCCGTCCGGACCGC